GTAGACTTCAAAACTATCATTAAACCTTTAATTATTAAGCCATTCTTTAATCCACTAACAGACAGAAATCCAAAAACTGTAACGAAGAAAGACAAAGAGCTATTAGAACAATGGGCTAGTGTGAGGGATAGTGTAGGGAGTAGTGTAGGGAGTAGTGTAGGGAATAGTGTAAGGGCTAGTATAAGGGATAGTGTAGGGAATAGTGTATGGAATAGCGTAGGGGATAGCGTAAGGAATAACGTATGGAATAGCGTAGGGAATAGTGTATGGGCTAGCGTAAGGGCTAGCGTAAAGGGTAGCGTAAGGGCTAGCGTAAAGGGTAGCGTAAGGGCTAGCGTAAGGGCTAGCGTAGGGTCTAGCGTATGGGATAGCGTAGGGAATAGCGTATGGGCTAGCGTATGGTATAGCGTATGGAATAGCGTAAAGGATAGCGTAAGGGATGGCATGTGGTCTAGCGTATGGGATAGCGTATGGGCTTATGCTTCTGGCTTCTTCGATATCGAATTTGACTACGATTTCTCTCCTGTTGTAAAATTATGGGAAAGAGGATATGTTCCATCTTTCGATGGTAAAACTTGGCGATTACATAAAGGTCCGGATGCAGAGATAGTTTATGCTTGGGAAAAAGGAGAATAGAATGGCAATCCAACATGAGTCTATCGTGAAAAGCGGAAGTGTTTATTATCTTAATCCTGAAAAAATTCAGATTGAAGAGGGTTGGAATCCAAGGGAAGACTTTGGGGATATTGAATCTTTAAAAAAATCAGTTCACGAAAACGGCGTATTGGTTCCAATTCGGGTTAGAAAATCAGATAACAATATTTATTTAACCGATGGCGAAAGGCGATTAAGGGCTGTTCTTTTGTTATCTAAAGAAATTGGAGAAATAGTTTCTATTCCGGCAATTGTGGATACGAAAAAAGAAACTGACAGCGAGCGGTTATTTAAAACCCTTGTTACAAATTCTGGAAAGCGATTATCTTATTTTGAAGAGGCAAGGGCTTTCAAGAGATTTATTAATTGGGGTATCAAACAGTCTGATATAGCCAAGCGGATAGGCAAGAGTGGTTCATATGTTTCACAGCGAATTAAACTTGTTGATCAGGCCACTCCAGAGCTATTAGAAGAGATTAAAAACGATCATATAACCCTACAGTCGGCCTTGGATATTATAGCTGTTTCTGAGAGCGAAAAAGAACAAAAAGAGATTCTTGCTGACCAGTTAAAATTTCAAACAAATGAAAAAAAAGAAAACAATAAACGAAAAGGAAAGTCACCAAACCTTTCAGATAAGAAATTTAATCTTTCGGCTTCTTCTCTTAAAAAATCAAGCGACAAGAGCGGTAGATTAAGCGAGGATGAAATTAACTGGCAAGTAAGAATTGCTTCACAATTAGGTTTGTCTGGAGTTGTTAAGGGTTTAAAAATAGCCCTGGGCACCGAGCCTCAAATTACGGCTAGTGATGATTTTGGAAACAAAGAAGAATCATCAAACATTGTTAAGTCTTTTAGGTTCGATAACTAATTTAAACACACTCGCCATTGTGGGCGAGTAATAAATATCGCTTTTGATTGGAGTTTTAAATGGAAGATATGGAAAAAATGAAGTTGGAACTTGCGCGATTGCGTGACGAAAACAAAGATTTATCAGAGTCAAGAGAGTGGATTAGAAATCTTGCATCGCATTATTTAGACAAGTATTTCGTGATGTATAAAAAGATTAAAAGCTACGGATTGGAGGAAAAGTTTTATGACTAAAGGCGAAGTCTATACTGAGTTGTCAAGCAGGTTTCAAGACATGTCTGATTGGCTAAAGGCTAATGTTGGCGAGACATCAAAATCTGGCGTTGCTATTGATCATGTTTCAAACAGCAGTTTATATTCTTTTTGTCAGTGCCCAAATAAGTTTAAACTTCAAAGATTTGATAAAATTTTACAGGTTGAAAAACCAAAGGCTTTAAGGTTTGGATCATTATTTCACACTATGCAAGAGGAATATTGGGAATGTGTTCAAAGAGGATTCGATTTAGAGATACTAAAGGCGTTTTTAAGTGACGCTTGTTTTGGCGAGATGGATAAAGAGAAAGAAAAATTATCTACATTTGATGACAATCAATTTCCTTGGTTTGACAAGGAAGAATACTTATCTAATTTACAAGAAGAAATTGATGATTGTTATTTGATGACAATCCAATATGCCGAAGATTACTATGAAACAGACAAGGAAAAATATGAAGTCCTCGAAATTGAAGAACGGATGGAATTTTTAGTTGGCGATATCAAGTATGTTGGAATTGTTGATGCCGTAGTTCGTGACAAATCAAGCGGGGCTGTTTATTTGGTTGAACACAAAACCACAGCCGATAAGAATCATGAGAAATATAAATCTGACTTACAATACAACCCTCAACCGCTTGGTTATTGTTATTGGGCGAGAGAAAAATATGGAGATGAATTTGGTGGTGTTATTTACAATGTCGTTAAAAAACAAGTTGTGTCCAGTCCGTATGTTTTAAAGAAAAAGAAAAATGGGAATTTGTTATCTGTTGCAGATACAAAACTGGCTAATGTTAGCGAAAAGACATTTTTAGAGGCCGTTATTAAACATGATCCAGACAATTATGATGCAAAGAAAAAAGAAGTAACCAGCAAGGAATACAAGTTAGTATTGGAGAAGCTACGGAATAAAGTCTTTCGTTTTCGGTATCACATTTTTTACGACAATGAATTAATAGATAAGTGGTATACGGATAGGGATGAATTAATTGGAATGATTACTTATTGCACAAGTAACAATATTTTTCCAAAGAATTATTCTGCTTGCTTTAGCTCTTTTATGCCATGTGTATATCGATATTATTGTCACAATCATGACAATATTGATTTGGGTCAGTTGGGTTTTTACGTGAAAGAGGATGAATAAAAAATGATTAAAGTTCAAAAAGCGGGTGAGTTAGCAAAAGAGGATTTTCAATTTATTACAATTTATGGAGATACCGGAAGTGGTAAAACCACGATGGCAGCAAAGTCTTGTAAGAAGCCATTAATATTATTGACAGAACCAAACGGTAGATCATCTATTATTGCTGCTAATAAAAATGCTGATGTGATTCAAATTACATCGGTTGATGATTTGAGTGATGCTTTTCAGTATGTGCGAGAGGAATTTGTTAAAGCCAAAAAAGCGAAGCAACCCAAGCCTTGGGATTGGATTATTATGGATTCGTTTACTGACGCACAGAAGTTATTGTACGATGCTATATTTCAACTAAAGGCACAGAGCGGAAACAAAAACCCCAACGAGATTAAAATGGCAGACTTGGAAAAAATTGGAACTTTAACCATGCGCGAGTGGGGTATTATTATTGATCGTAGCAACAATATTTTAAGACAGTTTCGGGCGCTGCCGGTTCACAAACTGTTAATTTGCTTAAAGAGTGCGCCAAGTTCAGATGGCCAGGATGAAACATTTACAACTTTGAATATTTATGGCACCAAACTACCAAATCAAATTGCGTCTATGAGCAATATTGTTGGCTATGTTTTTCGCGGTAAAAAAACAGGTGAGCGCAAGGTGATGTTCTCTGGTGCTGGTTCGCAAAGCTATTTATGTAAAGGACATGTAAATTTAAAGAATTTAGAATCACCGGCTATTTATGATTGGTTGAAAAAAATGCAAGACGAAGTAAAGGAAACGGCTTTTGAGGATTATGTTTAATGGTTAATAAGAAAGCAAAGGCTATCAAGCCTGTCTGTGTAACTGAACTATAGAATAGGAGATTGATTATGGAGTTTGATCCAACTAAAAGAAAAGGTGATTATGATGTGTTGCCAGCCGGTGAGTATTTGGTGAAGTGTGTATTGGTTGAAGTAAAAACCAATATGGCTAAAGATGGCAAAAACCTGAACACAAGATGGTCTGTTGCGGGAGATAAATATAATGGACGGTTAATTTTTGATATACAAAGCTTAAAGGTTAAAATTTCTTTTTGTTACAATCGACTTGCCGATATGCTTGAGGCTTGTGGTACAAAAAAGAATGTGCAGCTTAATGCAGAGTCGTTAAGTGATGCATTAAATGAGAAAACGTGTAAAGTGCGGGTTGTTGTTGATCAATATAATGGAAAAGAAAAAAACAAAATTGAGAAGTTTTTACCATTAAGCGAAGAAGAGTCTTCTAATGTTGAGGTTAGTGAAGATATTGGTGATGGCGTTCCCTTTGCTAGTGACTCTAGCGAATGGGAAGATGACGATATGCCGTTTTAAATTATGAGATCAAGAGCAATAAGACCAGAGTTTTTTTCTGATCAAAAAATGAATAAGTTTTCTTATTTTGATCGGTTTTTATATTTATCTTTAATTGTAATGGCCGATGATAAGGGTCGGGGATATGGGGATATTTTTACAGTCAAGGCTTTTGCTTTTAGGTCTGATAGATCCGTTTCGCTAGATGATGTCAAGGCGGGTTTAAAAAGGTTAGAGCTTGGCAAAAGAATTGTACTGTATAAGTCTGATAACGAAGAGTCTTATTATTGCATTTTAAAGTTTATAGAGCATCAATGGGCCACAAATCCATCCGAGTCTAAGAATCCCAAGCCGACACTTCTTAAGCTGAAGCGATTAGATTTGTCTGATGTTCAAATCGAAGAGTTGCGAGATGATAGACCTTGGAACTGGAGCAGGGGCAAAAGGAAGCATCCAGAGTATGATGAGAATAAGGCTCAGGCAGAAAAAGAGACAACAACAGTGTTTAGATTTTGGGCTAGAGTTCACCAGAAAAAGAAAAACATCAAGTTTAGTCAGGGTCGAAAAAAGAAAATTAAAGCTAGGTTGAATGCAGGTAGAACCATTACAGAATTAAAACAAGCTATTGTTGGTTGTCGATTAAGCCCCTTCCATATGGGAGAGAATGAACAAAGAAAGGTTTATAACGAGTTAACATTGATACTCCGTAATGATGAAAAGGTAGACCAGTTTATTGATGTTTTTGAACAGAACAATATCAGAAGGGAAAGTATTGGCTTGGTTCCGATTGACGTTATGAGTCGTGTTGATGGCACTGATGTCAGGGCCGATTATAAAATGATAACAGACGATGGAGATGGTTGGTCATAATGGAAAATGTTCGTTCTTTTTTAGACAGAAAAGGCTTGGTTATTGTTGAAGAATCAAAAGAAAGGAGTGGACTACAGGCTATCTTATCGGAATGCCCTTTGTGTGGAAAGAAAACAAACATCAAAAAAGGGAAAAGACGATTTTATATTAACATTGAAACAGGGGGTTGGAATACATATTGCTGTGGAGAACAAGGCGGGTTGTTTTCGTTAAAACAAAAACTAGGTGATTTCGGAATAACTCAAGGTGGTAAAAAAGAATCGCAAGAAGATTATTTAGATTTAAAAAGAAAAAAAGACTATGTAGATATCGATGTTGATTCGATGTGTGAATCCCTTTGGGATGACGAGGGTGCAAGAGAATATGTTTTAGAAACAAGAAAAATAACCGAGAGTGTTGCAAGAGAACATAAGCTTGGTTATGTTGAGAAAGGAGGCTTTGGTTATCTTGCTATACCGATATACGATAGAAAAGACAGGCTTTGTTTGGTTAAATACCGATCTATAAAGGGCAAGAAGTTTCAGAGGGCAAAAGGCGGCAAGACTATTCTTTACAACGAATCATCTTTATTAAATTCGGATTATAAAGAATGCGCTATATGTGAAGCTGAAATTGATGCCTTATCTTTTATGTCTTATGGTATTGACATGCCCATAGTTGCCCTTACTGGCGGCGCACAAAGCGGTAAGAACTTTATTCGTCAGTATAAGGATTTGTTTTTAGACTTTGATGTTATTTATTTAATATTTGATCAAGACGACCCTGGTGCCAAAGCGACAGTAGAGGCTGGTAGTGTGTTGGGTGCGTATCGTTGTAAGAATGTCAGGCTTGATTATAAAGATTTGAATGAGTGTTTAACAAACGGATTGACCGAAATAGAAATAAGAAGGTCTTTAAAGAATAGTGCTTTATTGTCTGATAATTTAATTAAGCATATTTCAGAATTTGAAAAAGACATTATGAGCGATGATTTTGACCCTCTTAAAGAAGACCCAATAAAGAGTCACATAGAGCCAATAGATGACTTGATTCATGGTTTCTATCCTGGCAACCTAACAATTATTACTGGCGACAAGGGTAGCGGTAAAAGCACATTGGCCTGTAAGATTTCTCACAATATTGCATCTGCCGAATGTCCTATTTTAATAGCATCTCCTGAGTTAACACAGAAGGAGGTTATTCAGAAGCTATTATGTATTGAGGGCGATAGAAGTTATTATGATATGGAAAAGGATGATGTGTTGGAGAATTTTGATGCGTTATCTACAAGGCCAATTTATCTTTATGATAATTGTGGTAGGATTTCTTTTTCAGAAGTTGCCGACCTGATAGAGTATAGCGTTAGGAAGCATGAGATTAAAGTTGTTCTTTTGGACCATTTACATTTTTTTATAAAGCCAGAGCGTGGAGATAACGAGAGGTTGGTTTTAGAGGAAACCGTTTATGATATGCATGGATTAAGTAAAAAACTAAATATTCATATTGGCTTGGTTGTTCACCCCAAAAAGCTTGGCCGGGACTATAAGGGTAAAAAAATTAAAGTTGAACTTGGCGACATGAAAGGGACTAGCGAGATTGACAATCTGGCGTCTTTGGTATTAAGAGTAGCAAGGCCGAGGGGTGATGATAGAAGTTATTCCGACATACCAAAAACCCAAATAACAGCACTCAAGGTTAGGTCTATTGCGGGTAGAGAGGGAAGTGTTGTTTTAAGGTTTCATCCAGACAGTCTTAATTATACAGAGTGGGATGAAGAAGAAAACACTAGGTTGAGAAACATGCGAAAGTTAACTTGAAAATAATATATTTTTGTGTTATTATTAGTGTGTTTGTTTGATGGAGCAAAAAATGAGTAAAGAATACAACTTCTGTTTTGATTGCGAATATAAAAATTCTAACGTGGATAAGCCATGTGATAATTGTACGAAAAAGAAAGAAATAGAAAATTATGGTTTGGATGGTTTTATAGTTGTGTTTAATAATAGTGTTTTTGGCCATAGGTCCACCATGATTGAGGCTCAGGTTTTAGCAGAAAAGAAATCGATTGAATATGTTAACAATCCTGTTTTTATTTACGAATGTAAAAACGTTGTTGTAAACAAACAGTCTAATCATGTATTGTGGAGAAAATAAAATGGATAATAATTCTTTAGTATTGGTTTGTTCTATATGCGACTCTGTTGGCTTTGAGTTATCCAGGGTAAACAAAGACAGCCTTTCTTTTAAATGTACTGAGTGTGGGGCTTTTATTAATATTAAAAATGGCTTGGTCGGGAAATACAACATTGACAAAAGCAAATTAAAAATCGTCATGCCAGTCCGACCAGTTCATGATGATATTAAGCCGCAAAAAGAATGGGTATCGATGTCTTTTAGGGTAACTCAGGGCCAGCGAGATGTTATTAAGAGTGCTATCGATAAGTATAAAAAAGAATATAACTTCGGCGGCAAGATACATAATGGAACTGTTTTGGAAAGGATGTTTGCCGATTATTTATCAGGCCAGGATGGTTACTCTAAAGATATACCAGATGATGCATATACACCAGACGGTATAAATGAAATATATGGCGACAAGCTAAATGCATTGTTGTTGCTCGTTGTTCACGAAAACATGAATAGGCTTTATGAAAGCGATAAAGCCAAAAGAGATTTTATTTTAAACATAACGGGTTAGTATGAAAAAATATTTCAAAGTTTATTATGAGGCAGAAGAAAAAGACCAGGAGTTAGTGGATCTTTATACTGGGAACAAACTTAAAATTTTAATAAGTATTGATCCTGGTATTCATTCTGGTTTCGCCATATTTTTTTCACTAGACGATGGCGACTGGATTCTTTTTTCTTGCGGAACACTAAACTGTGGCGATGATGTAAAAATAAAACATTACAGAATTGCAGAGTTTTATAACTATTGGTTTACAACAAATCAATATACAAAAGGAAATTACACCTTATGTATTGAGGATCAATTTAAGGGGTCGAATTTTAAAACAGTTAAAAGTTTGATAGAGAATAAGACATTGTGGGTTGGTTCTTTTTTAGAGATGTTTGATGACACATTACCAAATAGTGATTGGCAATGTAGCGTTGAAACAATTTATCCGACATCGTGGCAAACAATTTTAGATAAAGAAGTAAAAACAACACACGAAAGAGCAATTGATTTTGCAAATAAAAAATACAAATCTCTTGCGCTAGGAAAAAGGGATCATGATGTGGCCTGTGCTATTTGTATGGGCGTGTGCCAGATGGAGAAAACACAATTAGGTATTTGCTAAACTGGTTAGTTTTGGTTTTATTCGGCACTTTTGCCTTGTCAACAGGTTTTTGGGTTGGTTATTACTATAACAATTCGGTAGCCTATAAAGATGCATTAACTAAAAGCAACAATGCATTGACGGTATGTTATTACTCTTTACAAACCTGTCTTGAACAAAGAGACTATGTAATAGCATTAGAAGAAGAAGTTATTACTCATTGTTCATATGAGCATTATGTTTTAGCAACACTATTTGAAAGCGAGACTGGCGATTATGCTTTGGCCGATTAGGTTTGTGCTTGGTAAAAAACAAGTAAAACACGATAAAAAATACTATAAATTTCTAAGCAGTATGCCATGTGTTATATGCGGTAAATCTTCCGGTGTTGAGCTACATCATGTGTTAAAGAAAAGCCATGGTGGAAACTGTTATAATTGTGTACCGCTGTGTAAATATCATCATGATTTCGCTCATGGTAAAGCAGATAATAATTCTTACATAAAAAAATATGGTCTTGAAAACTACGAACAAGAAGAGGTGCAAAATAATTTAATTATGTTACAGGCTTCTTTGTATTATCTTGTGAGGTATTTTAGTGATGTTTAATGTTTTAGACCTTAAGGTGTGGTGGTATAAAGATTATTCAAACTTACCATCTTTAATATTATTGGTTGACTCGGCAGAAGAAGAGTTTGTTTGGGAAAAGAAAACTGAAGATGGTTTGTATTTTGGAGAAGAATCAAGTGGAAGGTTTTTTAAACATTTGTTTCACAGTGGAAAACCTAAACAACAGAATGGATATGGTGGAACATTGTTTAGCTTAAAAATGAAAGATGGGTCAAAGGGTGATTTACATGGTCCATGGTTTGGTAGCGTTTCTGATTATGGTGATTGTGGTTTTTTAAAAGAAGACTATATGGACATTGCAATAGCTGACAAGAGCAGTAAGTTTAATTCTCACTACCACGGATTTTGTATCAAGGTTGATTATGCAAAAGAGTTACTAGGAAAATTTGCACCATCTCTTGAGGTTTATAAAGAAAAGAATTATATACAATGTCCTGTTTGGTCAATAAAAGAAAAAAACGGTTTTTCTAAAGCAGATATGGATAATTTTGTTTTACCGAGTGTTGAAAATGGGAAACATGAGTTTGAGCCGGGAGAAAAAGATGTCTAACAAGTGGGAAATAAAAGATTTTGGAGATCGAAAAGAACATAGAAAAAACATAAGTGACAATTTTGTTAAACTCGTTGTTGAACAGGATGGCTTGTTTTATTCTGTCATTTTTATTGAAGATCATATTAGTTTTGAATTTGATGGATATGAAAACTTTAAGTATGGCAGGGGTGAAATATTGTTTACTAAGTTTCAAATGCAATTTGAGCAACCATTAAAAAGTCTTGATAGGGCAAAACGCGCCTGTTCTGAATTGATTGAAAGTATGCCGCTAAGGAAAATTGATGCAGAATGATTTTTTGAAAAAGAATTGTGAAACGTGTGATTATTTTGTTAAAACTTGTGATGCTGAATCGCATATTGACATCTCTGCAATAACAGAAGAATACTATCATTTTTGGCAAGTTTCTTTTGCTAATGGTGGTTATGGGTGTCCGTTTTATATGGAGAAAAAATAATGACTGAAGAGAAAGTAGATTTTTATGAGTTTATGAAATTGCATAAACAACATGTAGAATCAACCAATTCTAATCTGTATAAATTGACCGATGTTGTTAACAATTTTAAACTTCGTAAGTTTTTAGCCTACTGGGAAGACATTGAAATTGATAATTTTGACTTGCATAAACAAGATGTTGTATATAACATAGATGATGTGGGTTATGAATATTATGTATCATTATTGTTTGGGGATGTTATTGTTGATGAAAAACTTGCTATTAATGATTTACAGTTGACATCAAGCGAATTTGATACATTTTATCGCTATAGTATTGTTCATGGTCTTATTTATCCAGATGGAACAATAAACGGCAAGGTTAAGGAATACTTAAATCTGTTGGTGATGAAAGAATTGTTTACGGAAGATTAAATATGGATCAAACAAAAGCATACATTAAAGAATTACAGAAGTCATATAAAGACATAGAGCATAAATGTGATGTGACAAGACAAGAATTAACTGGTAAGATTTTAACGCCAGAGGATTATTTTAAAATATTGGAAGTATACCTTGATAGACCATGCATAACTCATATTACGGATAATTTTAAAATATCAAGAGACAGGGCTATTAAACTAATCAAACATGGAGATACAATTTATGGTGTTAAATTTCCAGCCCTAAATGAACATATGGGAAAGTTTGTTGACTACACAACAGATGTTATGATTAAAAAAAGGTCTAAAACTTACACCGAGGCCATGGGCGAGTGGGCACCAATTATTGATAACCTGAAAAAGAAACTGTTAGATAGGGTTTCTGAGTTGCGAATAGACGAGATAGATGTTAAAAACATTGATCGTTATATTGAAAAAATATCAAAGATTGAATCTTTTGTTTATGGTGGGCCAACTGCCAGATTGGGCGTGACGCCAACAATTGAAGAAAAAGTAAAAGCTATTTCTGATAAAACTGGTGTTTCTTATGAGTACCTACTTAAGAGATACACAGAAATATCAAGTGACTACAAAGGGGAAAAATAAATACAGATGAATAGAATTAACGTTAAGTGTTGCGACGATTGCGGTAATATTTATTATACTATTGATACCACAATGATTGTTTGCAACAATTGCATAAGGGGATATTCTAGGTCGGAATTAAAAGAAAGATTAAGAAAGAAAAACGGAGCTAAAAATGAACAAAAAGAAAAAAATGGACATTGAGTGTGGCGGCGCATATTTTTCTGTGGATGATTTAATTATGTCTCTTGTTGAGCAACTTAATACAAATCAAGCGCATGAATTCGTGGTTGAACTTGAGCGACAGTATGCCTCTGGTAAATTATTTAACTCTTTACATGGTTATTTTATAAGCGAGGAATATTTATTGGAAATGGAATATGGAACTGACGGCTGAGGAAATATTAAAAGAAATTGAATTAGAGGCCATTGCTTTAGCAGAAACTAACAGTAGTATCAAGTTAGCAAACAGGTCTTTAATGGATTTTGTTTTATACCACGATGAAGATTATCAAAATCTTTGGTTTCATGAGTTGATATCCAAAAGCCTAGATAGTATATTGGATGGTAAAATTAACAGATTAATTATTAATATTCCACCACGTCACGGCAAGTCACATTTGGTGTCACGTTATTTTCCTGCTTATATTCTAGGTAAAAACCCAAACAAAAATATTATATTAGCTAGCCACACAGATTCTTTTTCAAAGAAAATAAATAAAGATGTGCAAAGAATTATAGACAGTAAAAGATTTAAAAATGTTTTTCCAGAAACAAAATTGTTTGGATCAGATGGTTTTTCTCGCAAGGGCGGTACTTACACAAAGAACAAAAATGAATTAGAGGTGGTTGGTAAAACTGGCACATTTAGAAACGTTGGTGTTGGTGGTTCTATTACTGGCGAAGGTGGCGACATAATCATTGTTGATGATCCAATTAAATCTTGGGAAGACGCTATGTCGCCAACCATACGGGCGAAAATTATTGATTGGTTTGACAACACTTTAATGACAAGACTTTCAGACATGAATGCATCTGCTATTATTATTGTTATGACCAGATGGCACGATGAAGACTTATCCGGTGTTTTGAGAAAAAGATTTCAACATGATCCAGAAAACAATGATGAATACAAATTAATTAAACTTGCTGCATTAAGGGGTAGTAAGGCCAATGATGATTCTGACCCAAGAAGATATCAAGAATCGCTTTGGGAAAAAGACAAAAAAGGTAATTATAAATTTCCAAAACATAAATTATTAAAACTTAAAAACAGTCGCCCTAGAACTTATGCAAATTTATACGAACAGGAGCCAGTACCAGAAGGCGGCGAGTTATTTAAAGAATCTTGGTGGAAGTTTTATGATCGTGTTCCTTTGGAGTTTGAGGAAATTATTCAAACGTGGGATTTAAGTTTTGGTAGTCTAAGGTCCGATTCGTCCTATGTTTGCGGTCAGATTTGGGGAAGGTCCGGCGCAAATCATTTTCTTTTAGATTTAATTAGAGAAAGAATGTCATATAAAGAAACGAAAGAAAATATGAAGTATTGGAACCAGAAGTGGAGCGTGGCGGTTCGCAAGCTTGTGGAAAACAAAGCGAATGGCCCGGCTGTTATTTCTGATTTACACAATTCAATTCCCGGTTTAATACCTATTGAGCCAAAGGGGTCTAAGTATTCAAGAGCTATTGTACCTGCTGAGGTTGTAGAATCTGGTAATATATTTTTACCAAAACCATCTCGCTTTCCGTGGTCTACAGAGTTTATTTTAGAGGCGAAAAGATTCAGGGGATTAGACAATGAAAAAAACGATCAGGTTGATGCTTTTACTCAATACATTAATGATTACCTAAATAGAACAAGGCAGAACGCCTTGAGTGATGAAGATTTTTTTATGAACATAGATTCAATAACTGCGAGGTTCTAAATGCCAAAAACTTCTGGTGTTAAAGATAATAGTTTTTTTGTAGCCAAGGCGTCTTCTAATAGTTTTGACTCCGACTCTGATTCTTACAGTGACGAAGATTGGCAATCAATAGCTTCTTTAGCGGCGAAATATGCCAAATCTGTTGGTGTTGTAAAAAGCGTTGTTGATACGTGGGTTTCTTTTGCCCTTGGTAAAGATTTTCAATATACTATAAAAAAGGATAACAAGAAGCTAACAAAAGAAAAAATTAATGAACTAAACAAACAGTATGGTATTAACAAGTTTGCACGAAACATGGTTAAACAGGGGCTTGTAAAAGGGAATACAACTGGCCTTTTCGATGGCACTACATTAAGGGTTGCGAATTCAACAAACGTTAAAGCTGTTCGTGATGGATATGATATTGTCACTCTCAATTATCAAAACGTAGACGAAAACGGTAACGCTGGCGATGTGGTTGTTTTAGATATGGAAACAAGCAAGCACATTAGATTTGATGCACAGGACTATGAAGAGAATGGGTTGTCTATTATTTATCCGGCGTTTGACAATATTAAAACAATGAAGGCTTATCAAGCTGCCGATAGGGAGATAGCTAGACAGTTTGAGACTCCATTTAGGTATATTCAGGTTGGCGGTTACTATGGCGACAAAGTTTATATGCCAAAACAATCTGATCTTGATAAATATAAAGAAAAAATTAACAAGATGAATCCGAAGGATGCGTTGATTGTACCCTTCCATTTTAAGGTTCACACCGAGGGTATTAGAGAGTCGGTTCCAGACACAGATAAAAAAATTCAAAGTTTGAGAAGTGATATTATTATTGACATGGGCATTGCTCAAAGTGTTGTCACTGGCGAGGGCGCGAATAGAGCGACTGTAAAATCTGCCCTTGAGAAATTTGTTATTCAATTAACTCCTATTCAAGATATTGCAAGAGATATTTTAACATGGGCTTATTTTATTATTTTAAACAAGGTTGAAGGTTATGATTTAACAGAGGCAACCGTTCCAATTAAATTTGATTTTCCAGAAATTGATTTGTCTGATCGCGAAGAATACCAAAAGATTCTTATTGAGCTTTATGATCGTGCGCTAATATCAAAGAAGGCATTGCAAATTCGGTTTGATATTGAAGAAGATGAAGAAGAGAAAAAAAATCCAGATAAGGTTACATCTAATCCTGTGTTACTCGGAACCGATATTATCAATATGGTTTCTATGGGCATATTAACAGTAAAAGAAGCTAGAGAAATATTGGGTTTTAATGAAGACTTTGAAAAGGTTTTCGATGAATCGGAGGCGATAAAAACGAACCGAGAGTTATATAAATAATGTCAACATTGTATGATCCTAAAAAAAGCCAAGATGAAAACATAGGCATAGCCACAGAATTGTCTATGGGCCGAAGAAAAAAATGGGAAACAAAAAGAATTAACGAATTGCTTTCTGACATGAAAGTAGCCAGGAAAAATATTACCAAAGAGATAAGTGAATTAAATTTAATATATCAAAAAAACGAATGGACTGGATTTAGAATATCAACACTTAACGATTTGTATAAAAAAATAGACGATATATCTGACGAGTTAAAAACAAGCATGACGCTTAATGTGCTTCCTAGAAAAGAAGATGTGTTCAAACTAGGAGCAATGCAGTCTGCAAGAGGATTACGTGCTGCTAATGAGCCAGACTTTAAGGGTCTTGGTGTGGGCGCAGTTAATGTTATTACCAATAAGCAATTTAGCTTAATACCAAAACAAGCCATTCAGTTTATGGCTAACTTTGATTTGCAATTACTAGGCAATGTTAGTGACATGTTAGCTAGCGACATTAAAAGCCAAATTAATATCGGAATTTTAAATGGTGTTTCTGTTGATGATATAACAAGGAACATCGGAAACATAATAACAAATCCAGATGATTTTAAAAAGGCTGGCAAAACAGTTTTTAAAACTGCAAGCGCCAGGATAAATAATATTGTAAGAACCGAAACAACACGGTCGATGAAGAACGGAAGTTTTTTAACATATCAAAAACTTGGCGTTCAAAAAGAGAAGTGGTATACCGCAGATGATGAAAGGGTTTGCTCTTTGTGTGGACCACTAGACAATAAAGTATTTGTTTTGGGCGCAGCACCGGGACCACCACGACATCCTCTGTGTAGGTGTACTACAACTCCAGAAATTAAAAACAGAAAAGTAGACTCTTATATCGACAAGACAGAGTTAGAAAACTGGGAAAAAAACTTTTCAAAAAAGCTTGATTTTTCACTGTAAATTTGTTATCGTAGTCTTTAGTTAATGGAGCTTTTAAAACATGACAGATTTTATAACAGATTTTTTTTGGTTTTTTGCACACAATAAACGCTTTTGGCTTTTGTTTATTAGTTTTATTTGTGTATGGGGTTTAATCAGGCTAGGGAGAACATAATGGCTAAATGCAGATATATTGTGCGATTGGTTGAAGATAATAAAATTGTAAATGTTTTCAACTCTTATAAGGCAGCGTTTAATTTATTTTCTATAAAAAAATACCACAATAAATTCACTAATATTAAAAGAAAAAAACAATTCCATCGTGTTTGGAATTTGAAATACATTATAGAGAAGGTTAAAAGCAAAGATTATTTCCTTAGATTTTAGTCGGTTGAAATGAGCAGTTTTGATAAGTATAAAAGGTTTTTAGATGTTGCCTTAGAGGTTAGTCGCTATGGTGGCTTTTCCAAAAAGTATGTAGGTGCTGTTATTGTATATAAAAACAAATTTATATCAAGTGGTGCAAACCGGATAAAGACACACCCTAGGCAAAAACTTGTTAGTGTTGATACTGAATATTTACATGCTGAAACTGACGCTATTATATCGGCAATGAAAAAGAAAAAAGATCTTTCTGGATGTTATATTTTAGTTGCCAGAAAAACTAAAGATGGAAGTGTTACTATGGCCAAGCCTTGTTCTCATTGTTTAGGTTTAATTCATGAGGTTGGAATTAAAAAAGTAGTTTATACAGGATGGAATGGAAGGCTTTGCGAGATTGATTATAAGCATGACAAGTTTAGCATGGAGAAAAAAGCATGAAGATTGATTGTTACGATTCGGATATTTGTGATGGCGTGTGCATAAACTGTGGGCTAAATGATAATTACGAGGTATCACCAGTGTTAGCAAGAGTTGTTGTTTCCTCAATGCACGAAGATTTTGTTTCTCTTCGGAATATTAACTATAGGGGCATAAAAAAAACACTAACAAATGCTGGCTTTAAACCAGGAGATGAAATTGTTATTTTAAACAAGGAAATATACGAGTCTATTATTAAGGGGGCTTATAATAGATAATTTAGATTTACAAGATATTCATGCGGAATATACAGAAAAGATAATTGATTTTATTTGGAAAGACTTGAGTGATCGCAGAGGTTTTGAGTTTATGGATGACATTGAAACATATATGAAACTTGACATCCAAAATGAATGGCATGAGCAAATTGCCGAAGATTTAGAAAAATTAAACACAATAATTTTAGATGGAGGTTGTGGTTGTGACTGTAAAAAATAAAAAAAAGAGCGACGGAATTTTTGATATTCCAGATACGCCAGATGATAAAAGAAAAAAGATTGAGGATAAAATTAACCATCCCATTGCCGAAAAATTTGCGTTTGTAGGCGGGGGTCAGGGTGGGGGTAAAATCTGCGAATCGTTTTGGAACTTGGGATATCGGAGGTTGTTTGTTGTTAATACTACCAAACAGGATTTAGATGATGTTAATATTCCAGATGATAATAAAGTGTTGTTTAGCCATGCAGAAGGTGGTGCCGGAAAAGACATGAGTGTTGGCGAAGAATTTGCGCTAAAACACAAGGATGATATTTTCGACAACATGAGAAACAAATGGGGTGAAGACTTAGACCGTTGCTTTGTTGTGGCCTCTGCTGGTGGCGGCACTGGTGGTGGTAGTTGTAACGTGTTGATTGATCAGTGTAAAAAGTATATGGATTATATCGGTAAAAAAGATAAGGTTGGAGTAATTTTAACCTTGCCGAACATTACAGATAGTAAGCGCGTCCAAATGAATGCTTACTTTTTGTTTCAATCTATTTTAAAGCGTGTTGAGAATAAAGAGATTGCAACACTTGTTGTTTTGGACAATGCAAGGTTACATAATATCTTTTCGCATGAGCCAATCGGAAAGTATTGGGGCTTAGTAAATCGGTATATGATTCTGCCTTTACATATGTTCAATATTTTATCTGGCTCTCATTCACCTTTTGTTACTTTAGACAGGGCAGATTTTAGGTCTATTTTGGACTCAGGTTGCATTGTATTCGGCGCAAGCAAAGTAAAAGACTACATGTCTGAGACTGACATATCAAAGACGCTCAGAGACAGATTTGAGCGTGGCTTATTTTCCGATGCCGATCTTTCAACAAGTAAGGTTGCAGGTGCCATTCTTGTTATTAACGACAAGATGAAAGATACAATTCCTCAAGGTCATTTTGACTATACATTCACGACTGTAACTAGATTAATGAACGATGACGCTATGATGCATCAAGGCGTCTATGTAAATAATGATGTTAAAGACATGTTGATTTATTCCATGTTTGGAAGCGTGGAGTATCCTAAAGAGAGAATTGAAAACCTTAAAGCTATTGCCGGTGTCGAATCTGCCAATAGTTTTTATGGATAGACCTATAGGGTCATGTTCTTTTTTATTTTGGTGTGTGCTTGTGGTCTAGTCAAATTAACTTAATCCTACTTGACAGATCTTATGGAATAACCAACAAAGCAAGCACACACCACTTTTTTAAAATCAAGGGTGATAAATGCCAAAAAAATACACAGATAAAGACAAAGGGTTTTTGATACTAACTAGAAATTGTTTAAACAACAAATCTTTAGAGTTTGTATTTAAGCATGTTAATGGTTCCCACTTAAGCTATAGCCAGTATTCAATTAAAAACATTATGTTTCGAATGCGAGAGGCTGGACTTGTTATACCGGCGTTTAAAAGCCAACACGTATATCAGGCAATTAAATATGTTAAAGAATCAAGTGTGGATTTTGGCGAATACTTAGAGGCTTTGTTTTTATTAGACATAAACGACACTACATGTAACAATTTTGAAAAAGAAGAAATGAAAGTTGATGGCAATCACGCCATTCTTGATAAGCGCACAAAAACAAACCCCAAAAACCTTGAGGAATTATTATCTGTTTGTAATGTTGATCGAGATGAGTGGATTGTTGACAAGTATACAGTTAATAAGTGGGATAATGTTTCAAAAACAAAAGAAGATGAAATTATTGTTACACCACTGTATCAAATAAAAGCTTTTTTAACAAAACGGAATCCTGATTTTTGCCAATGGCCAGTTGTTAAGCCTGTTGTTGTTCCGAGTTTTAAACAGTTAAAAAAGAAGTCTGTTAAAAAGAAAAAGAAAATATATTCTGCCCTGTTAGGATCTTGTTTGCACGTTGGTTTTCGTAGAGATTTAGATACTGGCTACCTAGATCCAATGCACGATAGGCGAGCTATTGACATATTCTGTCAGTTTGCGGAAGATACACACCCTGATAGAATTATTTTAGCGGGTGATATACTTGATCTACCTATGCACTCTAAGAATTTTCCAAAGACTCCAGATTTTTATTTCACAACACAACCTAGTCTTGACGAGGTTCAATACCACTTGCAGAGAATGAGAAAATCCTGTGATAAAATGGATATTATGGAAGGCAATCATGATTATAGATTCACGGCTTCAATTTTAGATAATCATTTAGAGTCTTACAATTTAAGACGAGCCAATATGACTCTTGGTTCAAACCCTATTAACTCGCTATCACACTTGTTGGATTTAGAATCATTATGTATTGATTATCATGGTCCATATCATGAAGCTAGTATTTGGTTAAATGATAACTTTAAAGTTAGTCATGGTTTCATTAGTAAAAAATCTGCCTACAAAACAGCCGAGGCGTTAATTAACAATAAGTCTTATAGTCAGGCCATCGGGCATACACATAAAGTTGGTCTCGACACTAAAGCCGACTGGCGCGGTGGTCGCTATAGGTTCTATTTGGGCGCTACGTTCGGTTGTCTATGTAGAATAGAGGATGGTATTGTTCCATCTAATAGGCCAGAAAAAAATTGGGTTCAAGGTTTTGCCAGGGTGTTTTACGAACCAGGAAATGGTATGTTTAAATTTGAACAGTACGAGATATTCGATGGCGAGTGTATGATTGTTGATACTGTTTATGTTGGTGAGGACAGGCTAAAAGAAATAGAAGCCTTTACTAATAATAATTTTCTAAGGAAACCGTGATGATTGAGGCTTGGCAAAAAGGATATACTTTTTCCGCTCCAGATAATAATAATGTAAAAACAAGATACATGTCTGTTTGGAGTATAGAGTTTGGTGGATGTTGGTTTCTAGCTGGATTTATTGAGTGTGAAAAAGACGACAATGACATTCCTATCTATGCTGGTTACGTGGCAAGAAAATGTAAAACAAAGAATGATGAACCAATAATGTTTTGCAGGTCTGACAGCTTAGGAGTCGTAAAAATGCAAATGGTTAAATATTACGGTTTAGAAGTAAATTGGAAAACAAAATGAACAAACAATACATACCGCCATTTATAATTAAAGAGTTGTCACGGTTGGGCCAGATGGGATTTTATGGTGAGTTTAAAATCAAGTTTTCCGAAGGTTTAATTGTTGGTGCTGATGTCACATGGAAAAGAAAAACAAAAGACGATGGATCTGATTTTATACCTCTAAATTTTGATGTTGTAGAAGATGCGAAAGATTGACAGGCTATTATGGATAGAGGCCAATTTTGGCTCGCGCTACCTAATGCCCTATGAGTGGTGTTGGAGTCGCAAAGACATAAGCAAGGGTTATGATGATCTAGGCGGCAAAGAATTAAGCATAAGAACAGATGTTCTACAGGGAGATACACAGGGTTATAATTTACCGTTTCTTTATTGCGCCAAAACAAAACAAGATTGTTTGGATTTTTACGACAGGGTACATGAAGACCATTTTTCTTACATATTGTGCCACTCGGTTACAAAAAAACAATCAAGACATAACTGTGCGGCGTTTCCTATAGACGATGAATGTTTAATGGTTGAGTTTGACAATGGTGGTCAGGCCCAAAGAGAGTGGGAATATCTTCCCTGTACGGCAACCAGCCGTATCGCTTGTGGGCCATACAATCAAGTAATTTATAATAACATGTCTTATCGCTGTTATAAGCCAGAGGATCTTTATAAGCTTGGGCTAGAGCGTCTGTATAAATTGTTTTGGCAGAGCGGGTGTGATGAATTAATTTGGACTATTACAAAAAACGGTAAGGTGGTGATATGGTAGAGTTTAATAAATACAAAGATGATTTTTGTCAGCAAGAATCCATGGCAAGAATTAAAGGTTTTGCTAATGGTTTTTGTAACGATGCAGAGGTTAGGTTGGAGTTGAAAAAATGAAAACAAATAAAATTCCAGAGTTTAAATTAAAGGGTTACAGGTTTAAATACTCAGATCATTATTTTTTAGGTTTGTGTTTTGCAAAGAATGCAGGTCAAGCAAGAAACATAGCTTATGTTTGGATTAAACATTGGGAAAGCGAAACACCACTTGGAAATTGTGATCATACATTTATTGACTTTCCGATAGCGCGAGAAAAAAGAATAGACGATTTAAGGCCAGGTTATATTAGCGCATATGGTGGAGTTGTAGATATTGAGGATAAACTTTTTCGTTTGGTTGGTGCAAAACATATGGATTATGATGTCAATAAAGATATTTATGTTTTTCGGGATTGTAAATAGTCTTTCGGTAAATAATTATTAGGAGAACACTATGGATTGTTATTGCGATACGAGCGGGCCGGAATGGCTGCGAGAAAACGACATCGGAAAGGCTAAAAAAGAACACACTTGCTCTTGTTGTAACGAAAAAATAAACAAGGGGGAGAAATACAAAAAGATAGTTGGCCAATGGGAAGGATATATTGAAACATATAAATATTGTGAGTTTTGCATCCCTGTTTATCAGGAGGTTTTAAATTCTAACATGTGTTTTTTTTATGATTGCATGTCTTTCCATTATGCTCAATTGTGGGATAAAGAATTAGATTGTCCAGAGCCAGGACTATATGAGCCGATTTCACCAGAAGAAGGATTTTAAAGATGATATTAACAAAACCAAGTTTCAAGATTGAAAAGATTGTTGGAGATTTAGAGTTTTTAGAAGAGTGCGCTAGAACATGCTATAAAAGTCACAATCCTGGCGATAAAGATTTAACCGAGAGATTTATCAAAGGTATTATTAGTAGTGGTCATGGATCTGTTATTGAGCATTCTATGATTACAGTTAGATTTATTGTTGATCGTGGAGTAAGTCATGAACTCGTTCGTCATCGTCTTGCATCTTTTAGCCAGGAGTCAACTAGGTATGTGAACTATAAAGGTGGTTGTGAGTTTATTATACCGCCATGGGTTTCTGACAAGATCGTACCGGGAGAGTATGATTGGTGGGATGCTGATATGATAAACAAGCTTGCTGAAGAAGTGATCGAAGAGGATTATTTCTGGATTGATCTAATTGGTGAAGCTGAGTCAGTATATCAATCTATGATCGATGGTGAGTGGACACCGCAACAGGCTAGATCGGTATTGCCAAATTCTACCAAAACAGAGATTGTTATGACATCAAACTTTAGACACTGGCGGGAAATTTTTAGACAACGAACATCCAAAGCAGCACATCCCCAAATGCGTGAAGTAATGATACCGTTACTAGCGGAGTGTAAAAGTAAAGTTCCTATTATTTTCGATGATATTGAGGTGAAGTGATGAAAAAATTTAAAATAAGTATATCAACCTTCATAGGTTGTGATGTTGATGGCGAGTTTGAGGTTTCGGATGACGCAAACAGCAAAGAAGTTGAAGAAGAGGCCATGCTATGGGTTGGCGAGAATGCTGATCTTTGGTGGGAAGAGATAAAAGAAGATGAACAACTTGTTAAAGGCAGTGAAGATGTCTAATTACATCGAAATAAAACAGAGGATATTAATTGATTCAGATGATTTAATTAATAATATAATTAGAAACTGGAAGGCAGAAGAGATAGATAGTTTTATAAAGAAATTATCTATGTTGGCAGACATGAAAAACATAGAGGTTGAGAACAAGAATTAATTTTGAAAGGAGAAGAAACACAATTATGGAATCAAACAAAATAAAAGTAATATCAAGTTATCATATTGAAGCAAAAACAGATGGCGATTTTTGTAGTGATAATTGTCTTTATTTATTTAACATGTTAAATTTAACTCGGTGTTGTTTGTTTCCGATTAAGTCTGGAAAAAAAAGACTATTAAAAACAAAGAATAGAAAAACCAAAAGGTGTTATACCTGCAAGGATGTGTTTGGTGTTACATGTTTTCCTGGTAGGGTCTTGGTTTGTGAAGAAGAATTTAAAAAAGACGACTGGGGAAATGAAAGAATATTTTAAGTGTTTATGTTAAAAACCAAGAATTAATTTTGAAAGGAAAAACAAATGGCGTGGATAGAAACAAAGTCTGGTATTAAGTTTGATTATAATCAACCGAAAAAATCGATGATTAGTATATATGATGTTGCACACTCTTTAGCTAATCAGTGTAGATTTAATGGCCACACAAAAGAGTTTTATTCGGTTGCACAACACTCTGTTTTGGTTTCTTATTACCTAAAGAGAAAACAATATAATCGGCAGGTTCAACTTTGGGGATTGCTTCATGATGCGGGAGAGTCATACGTTGGTGATATGCCAAAGCCATTAAAACACTTAATGGATGTCGGGAGGTTTATTGAACTTGAAAACAACATACTTAAAACTATTTCGGCTAAGTTTAATCTTCCTTGGCCAATGCCAGAATGTATTCACCATGCGGATAATGTAATTCTTGTTTGTGAGAAAAGAGACTTAATGAATCCAAGTATTGTTTGGGATGAATGGCCAGACATGCCAGAACCAGATAAAGAGATTGTCATAATGCCAATGAATCCAGATAAATCAAAGAGTGTTTTTCTTTCAACCTTTTGCGAACTGGTAGTGGGATATGATGACAACAAAAGCGTTTAAAGATTGGGGGCATAAGGAAAAGTTAGAATATTTTGAATCGGAAATATATGAAGATTTAAAAGAGGCATTCAAGCGTGGCGATAAAAAATACCGTGGAGCAGATTATTTTGCAGATGATGATATAATGAATAGAACAAATGAACAAGACATAGCTCATGTTGGAAAGTGTCATGTTGGTGTTCGATTAGCCGAAGCTGAAGACCTTGCCAATAGTGGGCAGTGGTCAAAGTCATTAGATAAAATAACAAGCGCCATAGGGTATTTAATAATCTTGCATTCCAGAATAAACAGAAGGTATTAAAATGAATGTGGAAATTTTAAAAGAGGGAATAACTTTTGGCCTGAAAAACATATTGGGTGCTGTGGAAACAAAAAACACAATTCCAATTTTGTCAAAAGTTTTGTTTAGGGCCAGGAAAGATCAAGGCTTAGTTATAGAAACAACCAACATGAATATGAGCATGAGGTTTGACTTGGGTTGCAATTGCAATGAAGACCTATCCGCATGTATTGATGCATATGATTTGTATAAGCTTGTTAAAAATTTTCCAGACGAATCAATGGTTAGCTTAGACTTTAACGATGATTATCTTGATATCTCTTTTTGCGACACTAAATATAGGCTTGTTGTTGTTCCAGATTCGGACTTTCCGAAATTGTTTACAGATAAAATTCAATACCAATTTGTTGATGCATTAAAGATTAAACAGATGGCAGATTTGATTTCTCTTTCTATCTCGGATAATGATGTAAGATTATTTTTAACTGGTGCTGGTTTCGACAAAAGCAATGGTGGCATAGAGGTTACATCTTCAAATGGCAAACAGTTATCTAATGTGTTTCTTGATATAGATAATAATTTTATACAGAAGCCGTGTATTTTACCTAGGAAATTTTTATTAGAGCTTGCAAAGAACATAGAGAACAATAACATTCAGTCTATAGGTGTTTTTTTTAATGAAGATAAAGCATATTTTAAAATGAATGATATTGAATATCTTTCAAGGTTTATTGAAAGCCAGTATCCGAAATTAAATGTTATGCTAAAACAATCAATGGATTGTGTTTTCTCTTTGGTCGGTGAGGATCTTAGGAGTGCGCTATTAAGGATGTCTATGTTATCATCTGATTTTAGCGACAAGATAACTATAGGCTTAAAGGATGATAAATTATTATTGTTTGCACAGGATGAAACAAAAGGATCCGGCAATGAACTAATAGATGTTGTAAAAGAACGTGGTTCTATGGCAAATAGTTTCAACCTTAGTTTAGGATGTTTAATAAATATTCTTGGAGTGTTTAAAAAGAATGGGTTTAAGGATATAACAATAAAGGTTTGTGACAAGCCAGAGTTTCCTATAATTATTAACACAAAAGACTTTGATGGTTTTGATTATGCCATTATGCCTATAATTTAACAAGGGGGTTCATTGTGGAAAAGAATGTATTTAACATAAAGAAAAAAATGTTGGACTTACAGGTTGGATTAGATAGGTACGTGGAGAATACTATAGGCTTAAGCCAGGACAATAATTATAGTGGTGTTATTAATTGTTTAAACAGTTTATCGTGTGATATAGATAAGGTTATAGTCAAAATAAAAAAGAGAAATCACATCTTAAAATTCCAAATGGATTTAGAGTTTTAGATATAAATTTTTAAAAATAGCTGATGTTTTATTAAGGTCGGGCAATCCCGGCCTTTTTCTATTTTAAAAAACTTGACTAATTTTTGTGTTTATGATTGAATGTTATAGTGATTGTTTTTTATTCATATGAGGTATGATATGAAGCTGAAATTTTTTAACTATTACAATCCAGATCAGGTTGTTGCAGAATATATTATGGATGAAAACTTTGATAGTATATCTGATTCTGGAAACAAAAAGGCTAAACCAGAAGAAAAAAAAGAGGAAAGAAAGGAAGGAAAATTGGTTAGTTCTGCTAGATTTAACGTTAAATTAGAGTTGATTGCCAAAGAAGATGGTGCAAAGAGAAGCAAAGTTAAGTTAATTTTAACTCACGTTGGATCAAATGCTAATGGTGATGAATTTACATATGATGAATTAAAGAAGGCCGCTGGTTCTATTGTCGGCCAGAAAATTGATTTTAATCATGAGCAAGATGCCGAAGCTATTGTTGGTAAAGTTATCAGTGCAAAATTTATTGAAAGCGGTGATGATTCTCACGTTGAATGCATTGGTGAGCTTTTTGATGACACTTTACCTTCTGCGTCATTGGCTAGGTTGTTTATTTCGGAAGGTATTATTGAGCATATTTCGATGGAATGTGAATTCCAAAGGGGGCAATGTTCGTATTGTAACGAAGAGTATACAAGCATGTCAGAAATGTGTAATCATTTAATGTGGCACAAAGGAACTGAATATAAAGGAAAATATGTTTCTAATATCTTGCATGATATTACATTTACAGGATTGGGATTGTTGGACAAAGAGGGTGCAGATAGACGGGCTACGATTAAACTAGCTGCATCAAAGCTTATGAAAAATTATGGAGGTAATAATATGGATAACGAGAAGAAAAACGCTGAGAAAATGGGTGTTGATGTAAACATTAATATCCAAGCTGAACAGAAAGAAAAGAAGGAAGAAAAGAAAACAGAAGAAAAAGAAGACGTTAAAAAGGAAAAAGCTGAGGAAAAAGAAAACGATTCTACTATCAGTGATTTAGAGAAGCGAATTGAAGATCTTGAAAAGTCTATTGAGGCTAAAGATTCTACTATTCAAGAGTTGGAAGACGAAAAAGCCAAGAGCTTAAGAGAAGAGTCTGCTAAAGAAGTTATGGATTTGTATAAAAAAGCAGGTCGAGAGTTTAATGACGAATCATTCCAGACTGAAGTTGACAAACTTATTGAAATGAGTGAGGAAAAATTTGATGCTGTAAAAGAAACTGCATCTGTTTTTGCCACTGAGTTTGAGGTTAAGCAAAACACTGAAGAAGAAAAAGAAGATGATGTTGATGTCGAAGATGTTGATGAAAACAAAACCGAAGCATCAAAAAAAGAAATGAAATCTAATGCGAATAAAAAAGTTAAACCCGCAGAAGATAATGAACAGCCTCTTGCTGTTCGTCTTGAAAACGCACTAAGAGAATTTAACAAGTAATGGAGGTATAAATTATGGCGTACTGTAAAGCTTTGCAAAAGGGTCACGTTTATGGTGGTAGCACCATTTCTGGCGCTGGTATTCCTGGTCAGGCCGTGGTGATGAACGCTAACGATGAGGTTATTGTTAATTCGGACAAAACCGTTGTGTCATTTGGCATCCTATTGAATAACACTGATTCGCAAGCTATTGATAAGGCTTATGTAACTGGTGGTTATTGTGCTGTTGCTTACGATGGTGGAATGTACGAAACCGATAACTTTACTTTGGGTGGTTTACAAAAGGGTGATTATGTTTCTTTTGATCACACGACTGGCAAGTTTAAAGAGTGGGCAACTGGCGATGCAATTTGCGCTCAGGTATTGAGCGTTACTAGCTCTGTCTTGAAGTTCAAGCTTTTGTTAGCCCCTAATCATTTTAACGAATAATTTATTATATGGAGGTATAAATAATGAATATGTTTAAAAACGCAGAACAAGTTGGGAAGCTAATGAAAGAAGCCATTAGTGCTGGCCCAAAAGGAATGCAAGCTATCGCTGCTGCGATTAATGGTATCTTGGAAGATTACGTTGATGAACGTGCTATCGTCCCTGAGATTCTGACTTTAGATAATACTAATGGTGAAAACCCTGAGTATTCGGTTGTTGAGGATGGCAAGGCTTATTTTATTGCCGAGAACTCAAAACCAATTGAAGATCCAACTGAAGGCGCATTGGTTCGCCCTTCTATTCTGCGACTACACTCTAATCCAACTATGGATATTGGCGTGTTTGAGCGTGGTCAGGTTGGTAAAATGAATGAGCGCATTGCAAATGCTGGTTTGGCAATGGTTAAAGAAGAGAATAGTTATGTGACTACTCTCTTGTCTGCTGCCTTAACTGCACTTGGCGCAACCAACACTGTTAATGTTGCTGGTGGCTCATTAACTATGGACGCTTTAGATTCTGCTATTGCTTTTGTTGAAGACAATGGCCTAAGAGTCAAGTCTATTCTAACTCGCGGTCAACATCTATCCTCGTTTAGTGCTTCTGATTCTCCGAATTTTTCTGATGCACAAGCTTTGCGCGGCGCGGTAAAAACCTATCATGGTGCGACTGTTTACAATGTCCCTCAAATGGCTGCCGATCAAGTCATTTTAATTCCAGATAAACAAATTGGTTGGGCACCTGTGCGGTCTAAAATGAAGACCAAAGCCTCTTCTACTGGTTTCCAGATGGATATTTTATCTTGGAAGGAAGTTGGTTATGCTTTAACGCTAGCTAAATATTCTGCCCAAGTTACTATTACACCATAAGGGGGTTTATCATGGCTATTACATTAACGAACCAACTAGCGACTAAGTTGTTTATTCCAGACGCAACGACTTCTGGTGCTGGCTTAGAGTTTGCCCCGAATGGCGAGACTGGAGAGGATCAGGTTGTTTATAAAATGACATCCAGTCTTTTAACCGCCCTTGCTAATGGTCACTTATCTAGTGCCGGTACAAGCGATGATGTAAAAATCTTAGCGGAACAAACCGGAACTGGCACAGAACAAACCATTGCTCATGGCTTGGGGTCAACTCCATCCTATGTTGGCGCTATGGTTAGCGAAGTTCCTGACACTGGTTATGGTGGCGGTAGTGCCAAGCCCTTTGACGTGGTTGAAGGTGTTCATGATGCTACTAATGTTAAGTTTACAGTTGCAACAGGTGTGAAGTATAAACCTATTGTAGTTGGCTAGTTCTTTAAAAAAGCAATAGAATGAAGGGTAACAAACCTGTCATTGCCATAATTGGCGAGTCGTTTTCGGTCGGCGGGGCCGAAAGAATGACTGTCGATATGGCCAACGCTTTAAATGAGGAATATTATACTCATTTGGTCTTGACTATATCTGACAAAGGGGTTAATAAAGCTCACCTAAATAAGAAAATTGACTATAAGTTAACGGCCTCTGCTAAGAATTTAGTAGGGGCTTTAACTTATGTCCAACACGACATGGTAATTTTTAATAATTGCCGATCTGTTTTAAAAGTATTAGACGAATTAAACAACCATCCCAAAAGGCCAAAGACTATTGTTTCCATGGTTCATGGCAGCAATAAATTATCATTAGACTTAATACCAGACCATCCATGTATCGATAGGGTGTTAACGGTTTCAGATAAAGCCAGGATTGGAATTGAGAAACACCTACCATATTGGGCTGGCAAGATTGATGTAATACAGAACTACGTTGATTCTAGTCTCTTTAAGCCTGTTAATAGAAATAATTTAGACGTAGAGATTGATGGCTGGTCAAGAGATTCTAAGATACTAGGCTATTGTGGTAGGTTTTCTGGTGAGAAGTCTTTAATATCTTTGGTTACAATTCTTAATAAATTAAAAAGCATCGATCAATCATGGAAGCTATTAATGATTGGCGGCATAGATGAAGATGTTGATGTGTTTTTAGATTACTGGAAAAAAGAAAAAGCATCTGTTGAGAATATGATTAATCAGTATGGGCTAGGGGATGATGTATTAATTACTGACAGTGTTGAAGATCCAGAAAACTACTATCCACTGATTGATGTGTTTGCATTAACCAGTTGTTATGAGGGTAGCCCCTTGGTTATACAAGAGGCCATGGCTTGTGGCTTGCCTGTTGTGTCTACTAATGTCGGTGATGCTGAAGAAGTTATTTATGGCGCTAACTGTGGTTATATTGTTGATAAGAAAAAACAAGACCTTGATGACGTAGAAACAAATCAATTTGTATCATTAGTAATTGAATCTTATAAAAACAAAAAAATGTTTGGCGAAAATGCTAGAGGTTGGATTGTTAAAAACAGATCAATTGATTCTTTTGACAAAAACATAAAAGAATATATATTAAATCCAAACATATTTAAGGGTGAAAAAAAAGAGAATAAAACAAAAAGATCAAAACCCAATAGTGTTTGTTTGATTCCAGATCAGCCGGGATGGGCCTTTGATAGAATATCAAATCTTATTAAGTCTAAGTTGTCACATAAATATAATTTTAAGATATCTTATTTGCAAGACTTAATAAGAAACAACACAAAAGAAGATCGGGGAATTTTATTTTGGTACAACAGCATAAATGGAAATGTTATCAACAAAAAAGATAGTATACCATGTATATATGATGGTGTCTCATGGGGCGATTTAGACATATCAAATTTGGCAAATAGTGCCAAGGCGATAGCTGTAGCAAATAAAAAATTAAAAAAAATAGTTTTAAAAAATAAAGATGTAATTAAAAATAAAACAAAAATATTTGAAATACAAGACGGTGTTGACACCTCTGTTTTTTATTCAAACAAAACAAAAAACAAAAAACAAAAAATACAAGTAGGGTGGACTGGAAACTCAAAATTAAAATTTAAAAATACTGACGTGAAGGGTTTTTGGATAATACAAAAAGCGATGAGTCTAACATCGGATATTGCCGATTGGCATATTGTAGATAGAGATGTTAATGGTATTCCGTTTGACAAAATGCCAGAATGGTATAATGGTCTTGATATTATAACCTGTATGTCAACAGAAGAGGGTACGCCGAATCCACTACTCGAAGGCTTGGCCTGTGGGTGTTTGCCCGTTATGACAAATGTTGGGTTGGCTCAAGAGTTGATTGATGATGGCTGTCAAATAGAAATAATAGAGCGAAGTGTTGATTCTTTGGTTTCAAAAATAAAACACATTAGTAAAAACAAAAGCTTGATTCATTGTGCAAAAGATAAAAACATTCCAATTGTAAAAGAAAAATGGGATTGGAATATTAGAATAAAGAATTGGGAAAAAGTTATTGATTTCTATTTGGACAATAAAAAAGAACCATTAGAAAGAAAACATAAAACAGATTTGTCAAATGATGTTACTGTTTTTGTTACAACTATTGGTGCTGTTGACTATAAACACTGTATAGAGTGTTTAGAGAATCAAGATTGTAAATTTAATATTGAGGTAATAAAGAACGTATCGCCAATGAATGCAGCTTTTCAAAAAATGATAGATAATTGTAAAACCAAATATTACATTCAGGTTGATGAAGATATGATGCTCTATCCACATGCGGTTAGGACAATGCATGATCGAATATTAAAAGAACCTGACACAACCGCCATACTTGTTCATGGGCTTCATGATGTTTTTATAGACATGAATATAACTGGCGTGAAAATATATAAACATAGTATAATAAAAAAATTCCCATATAGCGTCAATGGTTTTTCGTGCGAAACAGATCAGTTAAAAAAATTAAATAATTCTGGATTTGGTATTAAGTTTTATTATAACGGATTGATCAACACAATAGACGATACCGTCATGGGCGACTTAAATGAACACTGGGATCAATGGGGAGTGTTTGAAAAATATAGTAGAGATATGCAAAAACTAAAAAGAGATCCAGATAATCAAGGCTGGATGTCTATGTTGCTTCCTATTTTTATTGACAAAATCAAATGTGGATATGATAATATTGCGCTATATGCTATACTTGGCGCTATAGTTGGTCTTGCATCGCCCTTGCTTAAGGACAAGGAAAAAGACTTTACAAGGCCAGAGTTTCTGCCGGTATTTAATCTTTTAAAAGAAATTCTAAAAAATAATTTTAATGAAAACGTAAGCCTAAAAATTAAGAACATAAAAAGAAATATTGGTAATTTATGATTAAAGAAAAAACAAATGGACCATACTCGCTAAATGTTTATTTAACATATAAGTGCAATCAATTGTGTCCTTTTTGCAAAAGGCAACAATCTGGATATGTTAATAGCCAAGCCAAAGACTTTGATGCACAGATGGCCAGTGATGTTATTTCAAGGTTTCAAGATTTAAAAAATATATGTATAGCTGGTTTTGGCGAGCCTCTTTTGTCTAATAGTTTGTATAAAGTAATAGATGTTTTTGTTTCAAAAAGAATATCGACAAATGTTATTACAAACGGAGTGTTGTTAAAAAAACATGCGACAAGAATTTTAAACTCAGGCTTATCATCTATTTCTGTTTCTGTTAATGCCTCAAACAAAGAAGAAAGAAAAACAATAACAGGACTAGACTCTTGGGATGATATGATAAGTGGAATTAAAATTTTGATTTCTGGCGGCATGGATGTTTCTACTTCGTTTGTTATTACAAAAAACAATTGGATGAACATACCATCTTATTTTAAGGAAATGTCATACCTTGGAATTGGATACAGGATAGACTTACTTAATCTGTTGCCCCATTCTGATGACGAATTAGATATAAATAATTTTAATAATTTAACAATAAAAGATACCGATACAGACATATTATGTGAGATAGATAAGTTTAAAAAAATGGGTGGAAGCCAAAATGTTAGAAATTGGCCGGTTGGATCACCAACAGGAAAGATAGATAAGTCATCTTGTCGGTCGCCATTTAATACAATAGGAATAGATGGAGATGGAAATTGCACGTCATGCTCTAGGGTATATGGTCCTTCTGATATGGATGCAAACATAAAAGATTTAGACGTTTGGAATAGCGAGTCATTTATTAATTTGCGTAGTGAGGTATCTGGAGAAAAAGAAAAAAAGATTCTTTGTAGTAAGTGTTGGGGCCACTTGCAATGAAAAACAAATGGGAGAATGGATTGTTAAGCGAACTGGGTTATTGGAAGTGGACAATGAAACAACCATGTTATGGAGAAATGAAAGACAGGGACAGTAAAAACAAACCGCTTGATTCTTTTGTTCGGTCCTTGTGTCCACAAAACACTAAAGAAAAAATTAAGATACTTGATGTTGGTTGCGGTCCCTTAAGTCCATTAGGTTTGGTTTCTGATATACAGATACAGATAATCGGTGTTGACCCACTTGCTGATAGGTATAAGGAAATGCTTATTAAGCATAGCGTAAACACAAATAGCGAATTGTTTCCAGTGCAAGGCAAGGCCGAGTCTCTTGTTTTGCTTTTTGGAAACAACATGTTTGACGTAACCGTATCATTTAACAGTCTTGACCATATGGCTGATCCACTTGTGGCTATAAGACAAATGACTAGAGTTACAAAACATGGTGGCGTTATTTATGTTTGGTGTTATGAAAACGAGGGTTTGTTTGAGGATTATAAAGGGTTACACCAATGGAATGTTGAATTAAAAGATAACCATGTTTTTGTGTGGAGAGAAAACTATAGGAAATCATTAGATGAAATAGTTAATGGTTTTGCAGAAATTAAAAAAACATGGAAAAGTAAAAAACACAACAAAGATATTGTGCATTTTATTTTAACTATAGACAAGAAAGAGATAGTCTAAATGGAACACATAGGAAACATTAATAAAAACATTTTTGTTCCCGTTAATTGGATTTACTCAGAAGACAAAAGCATGCAGATGATTAAATCTAGTGCTATTCCATTTTTTAAACGATTACTGAATGGAGAAATTGTTAATCCGCATGATGTTGAGTTTCTTTGTTGGTATGCTAAATCGTTATCAGACATAGGACAAGGATCATATGATTCAATTATAAATCAAAAATTTACTAACCTATTGTTTATGGTGGACCAGAGCAGGGTGAATGGTTTTGATTTTGAGTTGCCAGCATCGCTTGATGCAGATGGTAAGTTTAGGTTGTTAGATGGCCACCATAGGGCAACCATGGCTATCGCGGCTGGAGAGAAAAAATTAAACATAACAGTTAAACACGTTAGTCCTATGTGGTTAGATTTAAACAATAAGTTATTTTCGGTATACAATAAAAAAACATTATATCAAGAAATAAATCATCCATGGTTTAATGATTGGGATGTTGCAAGAGTGGGAAGGCTTGGGGTTATTGAAAGGTTTATTAATTCTATTGGTCACAGTATAGAAAAAAGAGATTGTGCCGATGTTGGAAGTTGCACAGGGCACACTTGCAGAGGCTTGTCGAGGCTAGGCGGGATTGTATATGGTTTTGACTTAGACCCTAGAATTACATCGATAGCGGAATATTTAAACTTTGTATATCCAGATCAATATGTATCATATTATTTACACTCAAATGCTATTGATCCAATTAAACACATAGGCAAGTTTGGAATCATTACATGTTTGTCATTATTGCATCATTTTTTATGGAAAGAAGGTGATGGTGCAAATGTTGTAAGGTTTAAAGAATGGCTATCTGTTTTTGGAGACTCTTCTGATTTGGTTATTATTGACACAACAGTGAACGGTGATATAAATTTAGACACTAAAGAAATACCGTTTGACACAATTGGTTTTAAGAAATGGATGAAAGAAGTTATTGGTATAAAATCTATTGTTGAATTAGAAGTTAATGATGGAAGGCCAATGTATGCGTACTCTAAAAGGTTATCGTTTTAATGGAACACCTTAATTTTATATTTGCGGCAAACTGTATTATTAGAAATGTAAAACTACCAAGCTTTGCAGCCCATACAAACGGTAGGGTTTATTCAGACATGTTTACAGATGGTCTTGTTAGGCTATTAAGTGGATCTAAAATAGAACTGCACCCACAAGACAAGGCTATTTATTATAAAGAAAACAAAGAAAGAAAAAAATCACAATGGGATATTTTTAATCCAATATGTCCTGATTCTATTGATGGTATAATGTGGTCGCCATATACCGATTGTGTTAGTTTTGTTCCACAGGCAAGGTCTTTAGACTATGGTTCGTTTTATCCATATGTGCATAGCTCTATATATAAAACATTTGGATACACGGGTGGTTTATCAGAGAATATAATAATATCTGTTTGGAAAGATTTTATTAACATAACTAAAGATATACCCAAAAAGGGATTGTTTATTTATCCAACAGACTTTATAGATGATTGTGATAGCACGCACTTAAGAAACAAAACTAGGGTTGATGGGCTTCAGGCGTGCGCGGTAGATCTTTTTGCAAAAGCAGGGTGGAAGTTGTTTAAGCCAAGTGAACCGATCAAAATTTCAAATGATAATTGGTGGGCGCACCTTACTGACGATTCAATTTCCAATATGACTCATGA